GTGCGGTTTATCTTTTGGATTTTTCTAACTATCCTTTATATGATTATTTTGTTTTCATGGGTGATGATCACTTACCTAGAACCCAAAACTGGGATCAAGCCTTTATTCAAGCGTTAGGCATTAACACTGGCATTGTTTATGGTGATGATTTATTGCAAGGCGCAAACCTACCAACAGCCTTTGGTATGAGCCGGGATTTAGTAGTTGAGTTACAGGGCATGACATTCCCAGGTTGCGTACACCTATTCTTTGATAACTTTGTAAAGCAATTAGGTTTAGATTTAAACTACTTAAAATATTTACCTGATGTAATTATTGAGCATCTACATCCAGTAGCAGGCAAGGCTGAGATGGATGAAGGGTATGCCAGGGTTAATCAACCTAAGTGGTATGAAAAAGATTTACTGGCACTGCAACAATATTTAGCAAGTGCGGATTATGCAGAGTTAGTAAGAAAATATAGATGAACATACTCATTACTGGATCACATGGCTTTGTTGGTCGTGCCTTTAGGCGTGCATTACCTAACGCTAATCTAACTTTAGTTGATCTAAAAGCCGGTGTTGATTGTCGTAAATTCTTTCAATTAGAAAATAAGCAATACGATTTAGTAATACATCTAGCCGCATTAGTTGGTGGCCGCATGATGATTGAAAATGAACCATTGGCTTTAGCCGTTGATCTTGCCATTGATGCTGAGTTTGCTACCTGGTCTATGCGAACTAAACAGCCTTATGTTGTGTACTTCTCATCATCAGCCGCTTACCCAGTTGATTTACAAACCCTAGCAAAGAAAAAGAAGCTAAAAGAGAAGGATATAAATTTCAACAAAATAGGTAAGCCTGATATGACCTATGGCTGGACAAAGCTAACTGGTGAAATGCTCATGAATTACTTACGCGAAGAAGGCACAAAGGTATTAACTCTTAGACCATTTAGTGGATATGGTACTGATCAAGATTTAGATTACCCATTCCCATCCATTATTCAGCGTGCGATTATGAACGCTAACCCATTTAACATTTGGGGTAAGGCAACTACTACCCGGGACTTTATCCATATTGATGATGTAGTTGATGCAGTTGTAGAAATGGTTAAAAGTAACTGCAATCAAACAGTTAATTTATGTACAGGTAGGCCTACAACATTTTTAGAGTTAGCAAAAATAGCAATGAGTACCCTGGGATATGAAAAGACATCAGCTAATAGATTCAAGATATTGACCGATAAACCGGCAGGCGTGCCTTACCGGGTAGGCGATCCAACCATGATGAGTGACTATTACACGCCAAAAATAACTTTGGAAGAAGGCGTTGAGCGAGCCATTCGTGGAATAGTTTGATCTAAAATTAGACATACTATGGCTACTAAAAAACCCCGAAAAGTAACTAAGCGTAAACGGCGCACGCCACGCAAGGCTGATGCGTTAAACAAATTAGAAAATCATTACATCACATTAAACGAAATGTACAGAGCGGCCAAAGCCGCCGGCTTTAGTAGTGATGTTGCATTTTGGTTAATAACAGAACCAGGTGCATCACTACCTGATTGGGTCAATCCGAACAATAAACCAACTGAGATCATTCCCCGTATTGATCCAACAGAAGATGAGGATGATGATTAAACGCGATAAAACCTTTAATGCTCGGTATTTAGTGGTGTCAGACTTGCAAGTACCATTTCAATTTACAGAAGCCGTAATCAATCTAAAAAAATTGGTTAAGGCTTTTAAATTTGATTTGGTTCTTAATGTTGGTGATGAAATGGATTTTAATACCATAAGTAGATTTAGCGAAGGCCGGGCAGAATCCTTTATGCAAACCCTTAATGAAGATAGGGAAACCTGTAAAGATATTTTGTACGATTTAAAAACAGATGTAGTAAGTAGATCAAATCATTCAGATAGGTTATACAAAGCTATAGCCCGAATACCTGGGTTAATGGAATTACCTGAGTTGCAGTATGCAAAATTTATGGGCTTTGATGATCTAGGCATCCACTATGCAAAACAGCCTTATGCCATTCCAGGAACTAACTTTGTGCTTTGTCATGGGGATGAAGGGGTCATATCTAAGATTGCCGGTCAAACGGCGTTAAACCTTAGTAAAAGGTGGGGGCGCTCAGTAATTTCGGGACACACGCATAGATTGGGTTATACATGCCATTCAGAAGCCTTTAATGGCCGATTAGAGCGTGTTTTAGTGGGTATTGAGTGTGGTCATACCTGCGACCTGAAAAAGATGTCTTATACCAAAGGCTACGCCCAATGGCAGGCTGGCGCAGTGATCATACATATTAAGCGCGGCAATGTAAGCGCGGAGATGATCCCATTTAACGCTGATGGTTCATTTACAGCTATGGGTAAGGCCTTTGGGTGAGGTAGATCACATGACACACCCTTATGGCATATTGAATTTGTCAGTGGGCTAGTGTTTAATTGCATTTACAAACGCAATTGACCGGAAGGGGTTAATTATGAAAGCTACAAAAAATCAAGTTTGTAACTGTAATCAATACTGTTTAGACACAATATGTATATCAAGTGATAGCAATCTACGCGTGCGTAAATGTTGGTGTGCTGATTGCAAAATTGTGCGTAAAGAAATTAAGGCTAACGCATACAAGATGATCATGGTGAACGCATGATTATAGTTATTGAAAGCGTATTACAAACCAAGATTGATTTTAGGTATGTAAAAGATGAAGATAATTATGTTGCATCTACATCAAATGTATTGGGTGAGTTTACATCTTATGGTAAAACACCTGATGATGCAGTGCGTAGATTAAAATCTAAGTTGTTTGGTTTATTAGCTGAGTATGTACACAACCAAAAGGTGAACCACTAATGAAAATTACAAAGAATCAATTTGAAGCCTTAACTGATGCACAAATGGAATGGGCAACTGAATCAGATTGGCTAAAACAAAAGGATCGTTTTGAAGATTCAATTTGTTGGTCACATCTATTTATTTACTGGGTAGAAAATTATGCTTCGGTAATATTGGCTACTGAGTTTTTAAAGCAAAATAAATATGACTTTAGCATCTCATTTGATAATGCTGTTGGTCAATATTGCTTTACAACTAACTATCGCGGATCATGGGTTTACGCATGAACGCCTTAGCCTATATTGAAAAGGGTTGGTTTGTAATGCCATTGAAGCCACAATCTAAAGAGCCATGTAAGTTCTTGCGACATGGTTATCTTGATGCCAGTAACAAAAAATCATTGGTTAAAAAGTGGTTTAAAGATGACCCGGATTTAAACATTGGCCTAGCCATTGTGCAATCAAACCTAGTTGTATTGGATTTTGATATACGCAATATCTCATCAAGAACCTTATGGGAACAGTATCGCCGGATGTGCGTTACATCTAATACCCATACAGTTAAAACAGATAATGGCTTTCATTTTTATTATCGGGCAGATAAGAGTAAGCAATTTAAAGGCAAACTAATACCGGGTATAGATATTAAACATAAAGGTTATGTGGTGCTACCACCATCTATACATCCAAATGGTTCTATCTATCAGGTAATCAATGATGTTGATCCGGTGGAATTGCCGGTTGAATTAGAACAGGTGATGAGTTGGAATTAGTTAAATACGATAAACAATCCGGTGCTTATGTTGATGAGAAGCGTAAGCACTTTGTAAAAGCTTCCCTGATCCGCCAACACGCCAAAAAGGCTATTGGTGCTAGGCAGATCAGAGGAAGGCTATCAGCCAAAATGGTTGAAGCCTATTGGTTAGACAAGTTCAAGGAAGCGGTGAAATATGAACTATGAAGTGTTGGGATGGTTAATAACTATTACATTGTTTGCATTAGTTGGGTTGATCTTAATGGCAACCTGGATTATTGCAGTAGAAAATGGCTACGACAAAGGTTTTAAGAGTGGCTATAAACGCGGCAGTGCCGATACAAGACAATCATCTGTTAAGGTGCAAAAGTTTACAGTTAGCAATTATCCAACAACTAATCATCCAGCATTGCGTACAAAGCAATTGCAAGAAGATAATGATTACTTAATGGAAAAGGTTGTCAGCCTTTGGGATAGGGAAAACAAATAATGAACATGAATGATTATGTTGATGTGGCTGAACGCATTGCACAATTAAAAGAGTTATACCCGGAAGCTTCATTGCAACCATATAACCCAAATAAACCTTATGAGATTGTGCAGGTAGCAGATAAAACTTATATTGTTTATACAGCCGCTTGTTATCGTGATCCACATGATGTAAGGCCTGGTGTTGCTTGTGCCTGGGAACAAATCCCAGGTAAAGGCATGACCGCCGGATCTGAGCTTATGATATGTGAAACCTCTGCATGGGGGCGAGCCATAGTCGCGGCTATGAAAACTGCAACTAAAAGGGTTGCATCTAAGCAAGAGGTTATAGCGGCTAAGAACAGGCAAACCTGGGCGGTTACACCAACAGAATCTTTAGATTCAGAGTTACTATCTAGGACACCTGAGCCAACGCCTGCGACAAAGGCTATCTATGGCCAGCCTGGTAGCAAGTCGGCATTGATGGAAAGAATTATGCGCCATCAGTTTGAAGAAGAAAAAAAGCCTGATCTTGATCCAACACCAATGAGTTTAGAGCA